CTGTGCCTTATCATTATCCGTAACAGTCTGAGATAATGTTTTAATACTCGATTTGTTATCACTGGCAGTGCTTTCAACCGTTGTTAATCGCTGTGACAGAGAACTATTAACCCCGGAGATTTGAGTACTTAACGTTTTCTCACTCGCTGTGATTTTATCATTGGTACGTACTTCTGATGCACTGATTACAGTACTGGTATTTTTATTGGCAATGCTGACAGCATCATTCAAAGTTTCGGTTAAACGCTCATCGAGATCGAGGATACCATTAATTGCATTAGCATCATCTTCAGTAAACTGATATTTGGAATTGATACTGATTGTCTGTTCAGGGCAGTACTGAATATTGTCAGTACCAAATACATCAAAGAACCCCATTTTAACTTTATATTCACCATCACTGATATTTGGTATTGAATCAAATTCCGGGGAATTACTGGTGAATAATCGCGTTGTTGTACCATTGATGATACTGATAATGGCCCCTGCATAATCACGTTCAGTAGATTTAGTCCATGATGCAAATAAATTACCAAAACCACCTGTAAAACTAACGCCTGTTACCAAACCACACTGTTTATTCTCTACAGTGATTTTAACTTCCTGGGAATATGTACCGTCATTAAACCCCTGAGCAATAATGCCGATTGTAGGCTTACGTACTTTCAAACGGTTCATTTCAAGCGTGTAGTTAAATGTGTTACTTTGCGTATAAAACTTATCAATGAGTTTTGTACCGTCATAGATTTTAATAACGTAGTATTTAAAATACTCACTGAATGAGCGGTTATTCACTCTGAGATTTTTCTGTG